GATAGTCGTTCCGGTCGGGCGCAAATAGTTCACGTCGTAATATGGTAGTATGCTTTCGTCATTTACTAGCGTGGTGAAGTTTTCTGCGTTGAGTAGTAGCGAAGCTCGAACCTTTGCTCGTAGCTGCCTATGAGCGATTTGAGAGTCGTTTATCGATCCATCGGATACGACCTCGATTGATAGAGTGCCCGCATATTTGCGATACTCAAGCTGGTCACTCGTAAGAGTTTTTAGATCGGGTGGATCGAGAGCTTCGCCAAGCTCGAATTGAACCTCGATTCGAGGAGCGACAAATGAATCTTGATCGAGCGTTGAGAATATACTCGAAGCAGAGAGTCCGGTATCCGTAGCTAGAAAAGTTTTCGCGGCGGATTCGACATTCGTTTCGAAGTCGAGAAGAGTTTCAAGATTTGGAGCTGGCATAATTATCTTTCAAATTCAGATGTGCAATCAATCCTTCGGGTTACACCTACCGAGTCGTCGAATATATTGAGAACTTTGTATCTTTTGCTGCCGTCCGTTAAGATCATCCCTTTGGTTGGAAGATCGGTATATTGATTGATGTTGAGATAAAACTTTGTATCGATCGTCTCCTCTCGACCGTTCTCGTATATATCGAAAGATTCTTCGACATCTTGTTTGCTCGCCAAATAAGTCTCGCTATTTGTCGGACTAACAGCCGTCAAAGAAACTTGAATCTGCGAGATTGCGAAGTTGAGATTGTCGCTAATTAAATTCGAGATGCTCATCATATATAATTGCTTGTAAACAAAAAGCCCCACTCCGAAGAGTGAGGCTTTCGTTTGAAATAATCTGAAGTCGATTATGCGCCAGTGATCTTTTCGCAGGCGTTGGTGTTGATGATAACCTCGTCAACGCTATTGAGAACCCGAAGAACGTCGCTCTTGATAGGCTCGTCACGATAAGTCTCAGCGGTAAACGCTCCGCCGTCTGCGCTATAAGCGAGAGTGCGACCGAAGCCTCCGTTCGAGAAGTCGCCACCTGCGACTTGACCGACGAAGTATTCGTTGGTTGCCCATACTTTCGCACGATTTGCGGCTTTGCCCTTCGCTGCAGAATTGTAGCGAGTAGGAAGAATGATGATTTGCTCAACTCCGAATGCGTCACGAAGAACTTGACGATCGGTGTATTGACCATTGCCGTTGAAGATTCCACGAACGTCGGAAGTGTTGAGCATCTCGTTGAAGAGAGAAACTTCCATCATGAGCGTGAGACCGTCATAGAAGCCGTTTCCTTGAAGGCGCTCGACTGCGTTCTGGATATCGCGGATAGGAGTCGGAGTAGTTCCGGAGCCGTCCATTGCGCCAGTTGCGGCAGTTGCGTTGAAGCCAGCGTTGGTCATGAGAGAAGCAACACGAAGTTCGTGGCCAACCATGATATCACGTTGAAGCTTTTGAGCGATCGCGGCGGCTGCATCAGAGATGCCGTCGTCTTCTGCTTGAGAGCGATCTTCGTCAGGAAGAAGACCTTCGAGAGCATACTGTTGGCAAGCATAGCTTTGTTTCTCATACTCGAAGTCACGACGAGCAAAAGAAGATCCAGCAGCACGAGCTTTGGATGCGTTGATATCGAACTGATCGTCGCCGAATACGGGATAATCGCCGTTCTTGGTAGGAACATTACGGATCGGAAGGATCTGAGTTCCTACGAATTTATTCTCACCGATCTTGTTGAGAGCTTCGGAGAGAATAGGGTTGAAAGTAGCGGATGTATATAAGCTCATTTTTAAATAGAGTTAATGATTAAGAGTGAACCGGAAGGACTTCGATTACGTCGCCGTCAGCGGTTGCTGCGGTAAGAGTAATCCCGATCTTATCACCGTTTGAACCGGAAGCAGAGACTTTGCCATTTGCGTCACCGTAAACGATGTCACCAATGCTAAGAGCTTCGGCAGCAGTAGCGAAAGCAGAACCTCCGCCGTGAATAAGCGAGATATTTGCAGCTTCGCCGGAGGCGACAGAAGCAGTAGTATAGCCAACTTTAGGCTCGGAAGCGGTAGCAGTTGCTTTGACAACATTGCCGCTGGAATCGACTTTTACGAGCAGGTAGGCGTCAAGAGCCTCGCCCGCTACGAAAGTGCGAGTTGTATTCTGAATGGTAGTTGCAGACATAATTATTTATATTTGAGTTGAGTTAAAACAATTCAGGGCGTTCTTTGCCCAAGCGAAGTGTTGCGGAAAATTCTGAGATGTTATGCTTTTTGGCGTATTCGGAAATTATTTTAGAGCGAGCGGACTTGGTGGGAACATACTCGTCTGATTCGCTTGAAGATTTGACGATTCCAGAACCCTCGATCAAAGCGGAGAGAAGAGCGTTTTTGGCGATAACGGCTGAAAGCTCGTCTTTGGCCATTTCTTCTTTCTCTTTCATCTTCTCTTTGTGCTCTTCGAGTTCTTTTTCGAGTGATGCGATCTTCTCCTTGAGGTCTTCTTCAAGCTCTTCTTCTTCGAGCTTCTCGTCCTCTTCGAGCTTCTCTTCTTCTTCAAGCTCTTCTTCTTCGAGCTTCTCTTCTTCTTCTTCGAGCTTCTCTTCTTCTTCTTCGAGCTTCTCTTCTTCTTCGAGCTTCTCGTCGTCTTCTTCGAGCTTCTCGTCTTCGTGCTCCTCAAGTTCTTTTTCCTTGAGTGCATATTCAAGCTCTTCGATTCGAGCTTCTGCGTCAACAAGACTCAAGGAAAGAGTTTTATTCTGCTCCTTGAGGTCTGAGTTCAATTCTGTGAGTTCTGACTTTGTCATCTTATAAGTGGGTTTGGTGTCAAGTTGAGAGAATAAACCTCGCTGATTTGCTGCGGGTTGATCCACAAAATCCGCACTCGAAACTTCTTCCACTCTAATTGAAGGAAAGTCGAAGAGTGCATTTTCGGGTTTTTCGTTCGCTTCTACGTCGCCAGCATCGGTTGCCCAAGCTGATTCAGCAGAGAACACAATCGAAAGTCCAAATCGCTCTGGCATCTTTTCGGCCATTTCAAATAAGCGATTATATTTTTTCGCTTCGTCGTCCATAAACGATTCGAAGGCGTGAAAGTCTCCAAGAAGTCGATCGTCTTCGATGCGAAAGTTGTCGAAATAACCGATCTCACGAGTCAATCGATCTTCGAATAATGCTCCTTGGTGAGTAATATAAGCCGGGAGCCTTGTATCAATAAGCTCAGATAGAATCGTATCCAGAGATTTTTCGTCAACGAATAGTCCGTGGCCCAAAGCTGGGCCGACCGAGATCAAAGAAACTCCAAGCATTTTTCCAGAATCACTATCGATTCTTGCTTGGTTGAAATCGTTTATACTGAATGCAAATTGTTTGGGCATACTATTCTTCTTCTTCTTGTCAATTTGCTTGAGCTTATCGATCGCCCAGTTGACTCCAGATGTTCCGCCCCATGCGTCCCACATAAGCCCGCCGCAGCCTTCGTCATAGGGAACGTCTGCATGCTGTTGGTGACGTTTGAACGAAGCCATGCGTGCAATCGTATTCCGACTGATCTTCTCACGCTTGGCGAGCTGATTTGCTCTCGCCCAGCCTACGGGAGTTCCGCAAGAGTTGTCTGGGTTCTCCTCTTTATACTTTAAAGCTCGCTTGGCGTTATTTGAAGCACTCTCTGGATAATCGTTATACGTCTCAGCAAGCTCTTCTTTGGCGGCTTTCCAAGCGGCGCACCAATATTGCGGGCGAACTGGAGCTTTAAATTTTGTGCAGTAGAATCGATGATCGCTTTGATCTTCTTTGTAAAATTTACAGTTGATACAAGCTTGACCGCCGGTCGGACCTCCGCTTCGACTCTTTCGATATTTCGGTGGCAGTTCGGACGGGATCGGTTCTCCGTCTGGATATCTTCGATGACTATCCGCTGCCTTTTTATCGTTTTTCGCCATCGGGTGTTCCTTCGGTAGCAAATCGGTATCGTGCTTGCCGCTCTTATATCTCAAGTTTCTCAACGCAGACAGAAAGCTGTTAACTCGCCCCTGAGCCCATTGCTCTGGCGAACCAACATTCGGCCGAACGCTCGATGGATTTGTTCGATATGCGCCAACTCCGCGATTGTAAACGATCTTGAGCTTTCGAAGAGTCGTCTGCTTTCGCGGATCTTTCCCAACCTTTTCCTTGTGATCTTCGAGCTTCTTTTCGAGAGACTTTTCGACACGCTTCGAAACGTCGTCGCTGTTTGTTTCGAAGCTCTTTTGTTCGTATATATTTGAGCAAACGGCAATTCTTTGGTTCATACCGGGAAATTCTTGCTCCATGTTCGAATCAATTAAACAGCGATCAATGAAATCGCTTCGACTTTCTTGTGGTTTGGGATCGGGTAATGGCATTTTATTCTGATACGACTTCGGTATAATTACCGCTCAACGACGTCGGGAACGGATTGATAAGTTCTTTCCAATCGAGATCGTTCGCTTCAGCAATCGCTTGAGCTTGCTTAATATTCTGAGCTTTACGCATCAAGACTTCTTCGGCAGTATAGCCGAACGGAGCGGTTATATCGTCAAGCGACATCGCTCCAGATCTGAAATATTCCATATCGGCTTTGACTTGAGCCGCTCGATTTATCCATCGAAATGCGGGGCGTTGCCAGCGAACAGCAAATGGTGTTGCAGCATCGGAGATATCGATATTGCCAGAAGCGACTTCAACAGAAAGCCATCTGCGATAAAGTCGATTCATAATTCGAATTAAGTCCGATTGGTAACTCTCGACAGTTTGTTGATATTGAAGCACGACGCCTTGAGACGCAGAGAAAGAACTCTTGCCGATCTCCATGATTAAGAACTCAAGCGGTATACCTACGGCGCTGCCAACTTTACGAAGCAAGTAGTTTACCCACTCGATCCCGTCGACATTTGGTCGCCCGTTGCTACCGATTACGGAGATATCTTCTCCAGGCTCAAGATAATGAAAGCGACCAGGCTGGAACTCTTCAAGATTACCAAGCTCGTCTTGATCGCCAGCATCCATTCTGTTTTGAAGCTCGAACTCGTAACTGTTCTCACGCTTAACCGCGACGGAGAGAGAAGCGGAGACTTTCGCCGCCATCATCTCAACTTTGTCATACTCGTTGCAGTCTTGAAGAGTATTCAAGACCGAAGCCAGCTCGGGGATGCCTCGATATTGATTCGGGCGCATCCTTTTTAAAAAGTGAATAAAATCTTTTGCATCAATCAATCGATCGTCCCTCAAGACGCCGCCGATTCGATTGCCGACATTGTAGCCGATCGGCTTCCCAGAGTCGTCAATCATAACGCCATTTTGCATCTTCGAAGACTCGTCGCTCGTTGACATTCCGGTAGGATTACCGATTCGACTTCCATCAACAAATTGCAGACCCTCGTTTGTGAAGATCAATCCAGAATCGCCATAAAATAAGAGCGAGTCGATCAACTGTTGCTGAAGCTCTCGCATATCCATCATTCCGGTGATCTCCGGATTCTCCGAGAATTTCTGCCAAGACTCTTCGATCTTCTTGTCGAGTTCGATATCGCCAGTTGACGGCTGAGGAGAAATCCCACGACCTACAATGTCTGCTTTTCTCAATCGAGAAAGAGAAGCAACAATCGGATTGTTTCGTCTGAACTCAAGCGCAGCGGAAACAAGTCGATCACGATCGTAATTCGAAAGCTCGATCTCCTCGCTTCGGATCGGATTGTTCCCTCGATTCGCACGATATCGAGTATTTTTTACAGCATCATATCCTCGAAAAGCTTTCCAAAAGTTTTGGGTAGCGAATCCGAGACGAGTTGGGATTTTGTTTTTTTTAGCCATTATATTTCCTAAGATCAATTCGATTCCTGCCTCGACCGCCAAGAGTTCGATCCTTCAGGGCGATTAGCTTGTCAAGTTTCTCGACTTGAGCGATAAGATCGCCAACGTCTGCGAGAGAGAAAGTCTGGTCGCCAATGCTGTAAGACGTAATACCGTCTTCGGCGAGTTTATTGATCGCCACAAGAAGCTTGTCGCGGATCGCCACAAGCTGAGCTGTTGTAGTTGTTGATGCCATCAAATAAAAGATTGATGTCAAGATATACGAAAAAGCCCCTCTCTCGACTTCTCGAAAGAGGGGCTTAACCTATTATACTATACCTCTATGAATCCGACTTATGCAGCCGGCAAATATGTTGGGCGACTAAAGAAAGCGAATTTTGTATCGTCGCTTGATACTCGAAAGCGAGCTTTTATTTTGATCGTCAAGCCCACAACGTCTTCGGTTTCTTTCAAAAGCTTTGAAGGGGCAGAACCCCAGCAGCGACGTCCATCTTCCAGCTCGATCAAAAGCTTGTAACCTCCACCGAAATCGGAATCTTTCCATTTGCAAGAAAGAATCTTGCCCTCGATCTCGTGGCGACCATCTTCCCAATCTTGAGCTTGAGCGAGACGAGCCTCACGATCGGCTTTCTCCTTCGCTCTTTTCGCCTCGTCTCGAACGATCTTCCGAGCGAAAGCGATTTGACGACGAGAGAGACTGAAATATTTATTGAGCTTTCTGAGCATATCAGCGATGATATGATGCTTGTCTTCGTTCTCGATAAGAAACTCGCCGACGATCTTCCATCGCCAGTTGCGTTTCATAAGCTTACGAAGAGAAGCGAGACGAAGACGATTCGCACGATGAGCCGCTTGAATCTCGTCAGCATCCGCGAAGTCGAGACGATTTCGACAAGTATGTCCCATGACAATATGTTCGCCAGATGTCTTGTGCAAGTAAACGACTCCGCTCTTGAGCGCAGACCCGCAGTGCGTGCAGTGGTCGCAATCGTAGCCGTTCTCTCCGAGCTTCTCGATATAATAGATATCGAGCGGGTCGTGCAACTCTGGGAAAACATTCCCGTGGATATCTTTGCTTTCGTTGAAGCGATGATCGAAAGTCTCAACGTAAGAATATTCAGATGGATCGAAATCACCAGAGATGCGATGCTTTTTGATTTTGTCGTTTTTCATAGGCCGTATTTTTGCAGATTAAGAATGAGAGAGAACGAAGCGGCAGCCGCTGGACAGCTCTCGAAGAAATACTTGATTGTTTTCTCTCTCACAAGAGAAAAGTCTGTGGTCCACGAGAACAAGCGAGTCAACAAGGTGACAAAAGCTTTCAAGCTCTTGAAGATTTCTGAGTGAGTTGAATTGATTCATGATATGTATTTTTATAGGTTTTTGATTCGCTCTCTTGAGCTTGAGACAAGCAAAGAACATTCTTGGGATACGGTCAAGAACTTATTCTCTCTTTTTTCTCTTTTTTTTATTTTACCAAAAACCGCCAGTCGCAGTGCGATTACGTCTCGATGCGTCTTGCTTCTTGGGCTTCGGCCGATCAACCATAGTCGGAGTATCTGGTCGATCGATACGAGCGATCCCTATGAATTTCGACAAAGCACGAGCGAGTATCTCGCAGTCCCATAAGTGATCGCCCTTGCCTCGCTTGAGCTTCTTGACGATCTTAATATGACCGCTCTTGTCTGTCTCCCGATCCCAATACGTTGAGAAGAGTTGATCGTAATAAACTTTGGGCGTATCAGCAAATGTATGAAAGCCAGACATCTGTCTTGTTCTCAATCGAGCAAGCTCTTCTTCGTAGATGCTTTTATTCACGTGAAGATATCGAATCTTTGATTTGCCGGCTCGACCTCTTGTATCGCCAGTAAACGGATCCTTCATTTGCAAGCGATACGGTTGATCGCCTTGCAGATTCTTCCAGCCGCGAGAGCCGAACCATTTGCCTCTTCTTCGATAAACCTCTTCGTAAATTTCTGCAGTCCGATCGCCGGCGCAGTCAACTATTCCAACGTGACAATTATGTTGATCGAACTTGTGATCGAGTTCGACGAAAGAAGAGACCTCGCCGCAATCAATCAAATAATTTTTCCCGTCTCGATCGAAGCCTCGAACAGTAAACCAGAACGAAGCAGTCTGAGTATCGGCTGCGATGATTCGATAATCGCCTTTCATATCGCCTCTTTGATAATCAAGCTCCAATTCGTTTGCTTCGGCTTGTTCTTGATTTGCGAAGTCTTCTCGCCAAGGCTCAGCAAGATTGCCTTGCACAAACTTCTTCAACCCGTGGATCGATCCACTGACTTGAAGCCACGCAA